TGATGAAATTGACCGCCAACTGAAAGCAGCTTCCGGCGCTCGTATTCCTGCCCCGCCATCGGCAAGCATCACGCCGCCGACACGCCGGACAGCACAGCGCAGCAGGCAAAAATACTACGACGATTGGTAAGGAGCGTGTTCTATGGCAAGCAGAACTATCATTGAAAAGCGGCTGGCGTTCCGCGAAAAGTCGCTGGAAAGGCTCTACGACGCCTATACGGCGCTGGTTGAGGGCGGCGTGAAGTCCTATATGATCGACGACCGGCAGCTCACTCGATTTGATCTTCCGGCGCTGTCCGAGGAAATCACGCAGATGGAGAACGAGATCGATCAACTGACTTCGGAGCTGAACGGCGGCAAACGCCGCAAGGCATTCGGCGTGATTCCCCGCGATTGGTGACCTTTTTCGTGAGGTCACGAAAATGATAACAGCAATTCGCCCGAAAGGGCTTTTGCACGGGCGCTCTGGCGGAGTTTCTCCTTTCGCCGCCAGAGTGTCCGTTTTCTATTTCACAGGAGGCGAAAGCATTGAGCAAGAGAAATCACAGCCGGAGCGCTGCTCCGTATGCCAAGGGCTATAGCGAAGCCGGCGCGAGCGTCACCCGGCGCGCACTCAAGGGATTTACCCCGGACAGCGGTTCGCCCAACGAGGATATTAACCGCAACAATGCCACGCTGCGCCAGCGGTCGAGAATGCTTTATATGGCGTCGCCCGTGGCAACGAGTGCAATCAACACCAATCGAACAAAGGTTGTCGGTACGGGCTTGAGCCTGAAATCAACCATCGACCGCGATTTGCTCAGTCTGACGCCGGAAGCGGCAAAGCAGTGGCAGCACAAAACAGAAATGGAGTTCCGGCTATGGGGCGGCAAAAAGCAGAACTGCGACGCGCTTGGACTGAATAATTTTGAAGCCCTGCAGCAGCTCGCCCTGAAATCATGGCTCATGTCCGGCGATGTCTTTGCTCTCATCAAGCGGTATCCAGCTACAACGCTGAACCCTTACACGATGCGGCTGCACATCATCGAGGCGGACAGGATCTCTACGCCGTCTGATTTCAGCGGCGGCTATGCTTCCGGCAGCTTCATCGACGCGGTTGTGCCGGATGGCAAGCCCGGCGCTGGAAACCGTGTTTTCGACGGCGTAGAGGTGGACAGCAGTGGCCGCGTCGTTGCATACTACGTCAGCAACACCTACCCGCACCAGATCACGACGGAAAGGCAGAAATGGACGCGCGTCACAGCCTACGGTGCGCGTACAGATCTGCCGAACATCCTGCACATTATGGATTCCGAGCGACCCGATCAGTACCGAGGCGTTCCCTATCTGGCGCAGGTCATTGAGCCGCTGCTGCAGCTTCGCCGCTACACGGAATCAGAGCTGATGGCGGCGCTGGTGCAGAGCTTTTTCACGGCGTGGGTTGAAACGGAAACAGACCAGTCCGGCACGCCGTTCAACGAGGTCGGCGCGGGCGACATTGCCGGCGTTCCGACCGGCAATCCCGACGGCTCCGGAGCGAGCAACATTTCCGAGGACCCCAACGAGTATGAAATGGGGCCGGGCACGGTGACGCACCTTGCGCCCGGTGAAAAGGTCAGCTTTGGAAGCCCGAACATTCCAACGGCTGGCTTTGAAACGTTCGTAAAGACGGTCTGCAGGTTGGTCGGCTCCGCTCTGGAGCTGCCGTATGACGTGCTGATCAAGGAGTTCAACAGCTCCTATTCTGCCAGCCGGGGCGCACTGCTCGAAGCGTGGGAAGCGTTCAAAATGCGGCGTTCTTGGTTCGTGACTGATTTCTGCCAGCCGATTTATGAGCTGTTCCTCGCAGAAGCTGTCGCGCTCGGACGCATCAAAGCGCCCGGCTTCTACACAGATCCGCTTCTTCGTGAGGCGTGGTGCGGCGCTCGCTGGATCGGACCTGTTCAGGGCTCTCTCGACCCAAAGAAGGAGGCAGAAGCAGCCCTGATGCTGACAAATCACGCCATCAAGACGCACGATCAGGTCACGCGCGAAATGTCTGGCGGAGACTGGGAGGAGAACGTCGATCAGCTTGCGCGCGAAAACGCGCTGCTCACAGCGAGCGGAGCTGCGCAGACTGCAGCAGAAAACACGCCGCCAGCAGGCGGCGAAGAATGAAGGAGGAAGCGGGTATGAAAACGAAAAATGCCCCGGTCGTTTCGATCAGGAAAAAGGTCTACGCCATGGCAACAACGGATGAAACCGGAAGCTCGGCCGAGATCACCATGTATGGCGACATTTACGAGCAGCAGCCGACGAACTGGTGGGGCGAGCCTATTGAAGGACAATATATCCTGCTCAGCGAGTTCCTGGACGATCTCAAGCAGATTTCTTCCTGCAAGAACATTACCATCCGCATGAACAGCTACGGCGGCGACGCCGGAGCGTCGAACATGATTCATAACCGCCTGCGGGAACTCTCCCGAAGCGGTGCAAAGCTCACCTGCATTGTTGACGGCGTGGCTATGAGCGGTGGCAGCATCATCATGTGTGCCTGCGATACGGTCAAGGTCAATCCGTCCAGCATTATTATGATTCACAAATGCTGGCAGTTCCTTTGGGGCGGGTACAACGCCGATGAGCTGCGGGAGCAGGCGACGCAGCAGGACGCATGGGACAAGATGCAGGCAGAAGTCTACAAGCGCAAGACCAGTCTTTCCAACACAGAGATTATGCACATGATGGCAAACACGACCTACATGACCGGTCGGGAAGCCATCGAAAAGGGCTTTGCTGACGAACTGATTGAGGACGCAGAGCCTACAAATATTGCTGCCAGTGCAGACGGGCGCAGCCTGTTCGTGCGCGGCAAACAGTTCCATCTTGCTCCGGGCATGTTTGCCCCGGACAGCATTCCCACGGTCGATCCCGAGGCAGCGGCCCCGGTTAAGACGAATAAAAACAAGCCGGAAGATCCCGGCGCAGAAGGAGGAAACTCTATGACACTGGAAGAGCTTCGGGCAAAATACCCGGACGAAATCGCTCAGGCGGAGGCTGCTGCTCGGGCCGCTGTCGATCATACCGAAGCGGTGAATGCGGCGGTGCAGGCAGAGCGGGAACGTATGCAGAGCATCGACGAGATTGCAGGGCTGCTCGACGATGCAGCTGTACAGGAAGCGAAGTACGGCGACAAGCCCCGTACCGCCGCCGAGCTGCTGATGGATGCGGCGAAAGCTGCTGCCAAGCAGGGCAAGAAATTCCTGTCCGACCTCAAGGATGACGCCGGAGAATCCGGCACAGAGGATGTCGGCGCAACCCCGCCGCCCGAAGAGGAAGAAGAAACCGATGAGAAAGACCAGACGCCGGAAGCTCGGATGGCTGCGGCAAGAGCCAACGTCGCCGCTCTGTTCGGCAAGAAGAAGGAGGAGGACTAAGCTATGACCAATCTGAGTAAGAAGCTCGGCGAGATGGAATTTGACGGTCTGTTCACAGACGTTGTGCCTGCCGTGCAGGTACGCGGCGGCATCATCCGCAAGCAGACCACTTCTGCGGTCACGCTCAAGCGCGGCACGATCCTTGCCAAATCCTATGGCACAGCCGGTGATGGCAAGCTGGTGATCCTCGGCTCCACTGCTGCAAACAACGAAACGCTGACGCCGGACTGCGTCCTCTGCGATGACGTTGAGGTTGGCACTGCTGCCGACGAAAATGTTGCGGTCTACACCGCCGGCTGCTTCGACCCCGACAAGGTGACTGTAGCCGAAAGCTATACCATTTCTCAGACCGACAAGGACAATCTGCGTATGCGCGGCATCGTCTTCAAGGACGCTGCTGCTGCCAACTAAGGAGGGAGTCAACTATGAGTGCAGAACTGAACTTCTTTGATACCTATATCCTGATGGCGATTACTGAAGAAATCGTGCCTCGGCAGACGTTCTTCAAAGATCGCTACTTCCCGACCGGCGACGGTGACATCTTTGCATCGGATAAGGTGCTGACCGAGTACCGCAAGGGTGACCGCAAGATGGCGGCGTTCGTGTCCGCCCGCGCCGGTGACATTCCGATGGAACGCCGGGGCTACGCGATCCACGAATACCAGCCTGCGTTCATCGCACCGTCCCGTCTGCTGACGCTGGATGATCTGCGCAAGCGCGGCTTCGGCGAAGCAATCTACGCCAACAGCACCCCGGCACAGCGTGCCGCCCGTCTGCAGCGTGACGATCTGGCTGACATGGACATCCGCATCACCCGCCGCGAGGAATGGATGGCTGTTCAGACCATGATCAACAACTCCTGCACGATGCAGTCGTACATCGACGATAAGACCGAAGGTGAAAAGCTGTATGTGCAGTTTTACGACACGGCAAGCGACCACATCTACACTGTCAGCACCAAGTGGAACGCAACGAATGAGAAGGGCAAAGCCTTCTTCGGCGACGTGAAAAATATGTGCCGCAAGCTCTCCAAGCGCGGCCTGCACGCCGCTGACCTTGTGATCGGTTCTGACGTTGCCGACGCGATTCTCGGCCTAGAGGACGTCAAGACCCTGCTCGACCGCAACAGCGGCATCATCATCGGCACGATCGACCAGCAGCTCGGTGCTTATGACGGCGTTGTCTACATGGGTACGCTGAACTTCGGCGGCTTCCGGCTCAACATGATCTGTGTCGATGAAACCTACGTCGATGACAGCGGCGCGGAGCAGCGATATTTCCCCGCGACCTCCGCGATGGTCACAGCTCCCGGCTGCGGCCACATGATGTACGGTCAGATCACCCAGATCGACTACGGCTCGACTGACTTTGCCACCTACGCGGCAAAGCGTGTGCCGAAGTTTGTTCTCGACCAGCCCGGCGACAAGCGTAAGCTGCGTCTGGCTACCCGCCCGCTGGCTGCGCCGAAGGACTACTGCCCGTATATCTACGCGGCGGACGTCGTGTCCTGATCGGCGCGTGAAAGGAGTACGGCATGAAAGTTGAAATTATCAGCGGTTCCTACGGCTGGCGTAAGAGCAAAGACGCCATGCCGAAGCTCATTGAGCGCGGCGGCACCTGCGAGGTAGACGAAGCCGAAGCAAAGCGTCTTGTTGCGCTCGGCATCGCAGCGATCGTCCGTGAAGTAGACGAAGCGCCTGTTGCAACCGCCAGCACGGGCAGGAACGATGCAGCCCCCTGCGCCGATATGCCCAACAAAGAAAACGGCGCAGAGAGCGACGCAGAAGCCCATCTCGACACGGAGCAGTTGCAGGAAATGACGGTGGCGCAGCTCAAGGAACTTGCTGCCGAGCTTGGCATCGAAACGGCGAAGCTCCGCAAGAAAGATGATCTGATTGCGGCAATCGTCGCCGTTCCCGTTGAGCCGGGTGAAGAAATCGGCGAGGGCGATCTTCCTGATCTGAGCGCCGCTGCACCGGTGGTATGAGCAGGTTCAAGGATATGGTGGAGCGCGACAACGCGCGCACTTTTATGAACATCGACGAGTTTGCAGAGAAGCGGATCGTGGTCTATGACGGTGTTGAATACAGCGGCGAAGATCACGCCGGTATTCCTGTTGTGTTGTCCGGGCTGAAAGAAAAAGACCGCCGCCAGCTTATGAGCGATCATATTCAGGGGCTGTTTCTCGTTTCGTCCGTGCTGCACTGCAGGATTCAAGACCTCGGCGGCAATCAGCCGGAGAAAGGGGCGCGCCTTGAGATCAGCGATCCCGATGACGCAACCTTCTTCCGGCGCTTCTATGTCGCATCGTCAGTCTGCGAACTCGGTCTGCTTCGCGTAGAGCTGGAGGCGTATAACGAATGAGCAGTTTCTATGTGGAGGTTATCGGCGCTGAAACCTTCAAGCAGGCGGAGAAGATGCTCGCAGACGTGCCGGGAGGTATGGATCGTGCGCTCAAGTCCGCAACCAAGCGAGCTGTGTCATTCCTGCGGACGCAGAGCACAAAAGAGATACGGCAGCGGTATGACCTCACAAGAAAGAATATCCGCGCAGAGCAGAACATCAGAGTTTCCTACCGCTATTTTAACGGCATCGAAGCGCGCATCACGTTCCGCGGAAATAAGATTCCACTGTTCCGTTATGGCGGTTCTTCACCAAAGACACCGACCGTCAATCCAGACAAGACCATCATGGCAATCGTCAACGGCAACCTGCGTCCGGTTCACCCCGGCGTTGCCGCTGCAGGTCATCAGCTCGTTTCAACTTCGCCGACCACGTTCTCCCGCGCGTTCGTCGCGCAGATGAAATCTGGACACATCGGCATCTTCGAGCGCACGGGTGGAAAAACACCAACCGGCGACGCAGAAATCAGAGAACTCATGGGTTCTTCTGTTCCGCAGATGCTCGGAAATGAAGAAGTTCAGGAGAGTCTTGCTGAAAAGACAATGGCGAAAATGGATGAACGCTTGGAGCATGAGGTGAACCGAATCCTTGCAGGATGGGGAGGATAATTTTTGACACGACTGAATTTTTTAGACGCGCTCACGAGCTTCACGAATGAGGTCATGCGCGAAATTCTTCTTCCTGTGCGGCGGCAGAAGGGCGACGAAGCAGAACCGGCAGAGCGCCCGCCGCTGGTTTACCGCCAACGCCTGCCCGACGTCAAATCCGCGACCGCAAAAGCACCGTATATCCTGCATCAGATTGTTACCGGCGAGGATACGCAGAAGCCCGGCGAGCCGACGGACAGCAGTGCCGAGGTCCGTTCTCTTTTCTGCGTGTACGGAGAGGACGATCAGGAGGGCGCGCTGCGGCTGCTTACGGCGGTCGAACATTTCCGACAGGAGCTTTTGATGCACGGCGTGATCGGCAAGCAATTCGCGCTGGATCTTTCACAGAAGCTGTCCACACTCTACTACACCGACAACACCGCGCCGTATTTCTGTGCGGAAGTGGTGTCTGTCTGGAAAATCCCAAGTGTCAACAGGGAGGCATTTTCATGGTAAAAGCAGCAAAAAGCAAAGCCGGTGCGAAAAGCGCCGGCTTTTGCATGTACCTCGGTCCGAGCATCATCGGAACGATCCAGCAGGCGCGTATTCTGTACGGTGACAAGCAGGACGCGCTCGCGCAGATCTCGGCAGCGGTTGAGAAATACCCGCTGATCGCTTCGCTGGTCATTCCCGGCGATCAGGTGTCCGAGGCAAGAATCAAAGTCAAAACACCCGGCAATCTGCTCTATGTGAACTATCACAAGCTGGCAGACCGGCGGAAAAAGGAGGAGTAACCATTGAAGCATGGCGTATATGTCAGAGAGCAGAAAACAAGCGTTTCGACGCCTGTTGTCGCTGAATCCGGCGTGCCGTTTGTCATCGGCACCGCGCCGGTTCACTCTGCGGAATCCCCTGCCGCGATCTACACGCCGGTGCTCTGCACCGACTGGGAGGATGCAGTAAAGAAGCTGGGCTATTCCGACGACTGGAAGACCTACACGATCTGCGAGGTCATGTATTCGCATTTCAAGCTGTTCCAGCGTCAGCCCATCATCTTCTGCAACGTGCTCGATCTGAGCACGAACAAGGAAGCCGTCACAGGCGAAGAAATTGCCCTTTCCGGCAAGCAGGCAAAGCTGCCTTTCGACGCGATCCTGTCCAGCCTCGTTGTCAAGTCGGCATCTTCGTCTGAATCGCCGCTTGTCAAGGACACGGACTATGCCGCGTACTACTCGGATGGCAGTCTCATCGTTGAGACGATCGAGGGCGGTGCAGCCAAGGACGCGACCAAGCTCTTTATCAGCTACGACAAGGTCAAGACGACTGAAATCGGCGACGATGATATTGTCAAGGGCATCGAGGCGATTGACCTCTGCATGGCAACCGTCAGCATCACGCCCGACCTCATCATCGCGCCCGGCTGGTCTCATACCAGCACTGTACAGGCTGTCATGGCTGCGAAAGCCGAAGTTATCAACGGCATTCTCGGCGCAAAGTCCATCTGCGATATTGACTGCTCCGCCAGCGGCGCGCGCAGTTACGATGCCGTAGCTGCAAAGAAGTCCGCGACGAACCTCATTGACCCGGCACAGATCGCAGCTTGGCCGCAGGTGAAGCTCGGCAACAAACAGTTCCACCTGTCTACGCAGCTTGCAGGACTTATGGCAAAGGTGGACAGCGGCAACGATGGTGTTCCCTATGAATCTCCGTCCAACAAGAACCTCCAGTGCGACGGCGCGTGCCTGGAGGACGGGACTGCCATCACGCTCACGCTGGAGCAGGCGAACATTTTGAACGCCAATGGCATCTGCACGGCGCTCCGGTTTATGAACGGCTGGGTTGCGTGGGGCGATTACACCGCGTGCTATCCCAGCAACACCGACATCAAGGACTACTACATTCCGATCAGCAGAATGTTCAAGTGGGTGGGCAACTCCCTCATCAAAACATTCTGGAGCAAGACGGACAGCCCGATGAACCGCCGTCTGCTGGACAACATCAAGGATTCTGCGAATAACTGGCTCGCTGGTCTTGTGGGCAGCGAGTATCTGCTCGGCGCCCGTGTTGAGATCCTCGATTCCGAGAATCCCATGACGGACCTCATGGCAGGTATCGTGAGAATCCACATCTACATGACGCCGCCCAGCCCTGCACAGGAAATCGACTTCATTCTGGAGTACGACACCGACTATGTGCAGAGCGCACTGGCGTAAGAAGGAGGGGTTGAAACATGGGAATGGTAGATCAGGCTGTCATCAACTTCGCCTGTTACGAAGACGCCAAGGACTTCCTCGGTCTTGCTTCCGTGACGCTGCCCGACGTTGATTTCATCGTCACGACCGTTTCCGGCGCGGGTATCGCCGGCAACGTGGAAGCACCGATCATCGGCCACATGAACGCCATGACCGCGCAGCTCAAGTTCCGCACGTTCAGCGCCGAAAGCCTGAAGCTGCAGGAACCGCGTGAGCACAACATTGACCTGCGCGCACCGCAGCAGGTGTACGACCCGATTGCTGGCGTTTACAAGACGCAGTCGGTCAAGCATGTCCTTGTGCTTGTGCCGAAAACGCTGTCGAACGGCAATATTGCCCCGGCGTCCCCCACAGACGGCTCCGGCAGCTACGCCGTACGCCGTTGGGTGACGTACATCGACGGTGCAAAGGCGATGGAGCTTGACCCGTACAACTACATCTGCGAGCTGAACGGCGTCGACTATCTTTCCGACACCCGCAAGGCGCTCGGTAAATCGTAAATCTTTGGGGCGGCGCGTCATGCACCGCCCCACCACTTTTGAAAGGAGCTATGAATCATGGAAAACAAGAATATTCAGAAAACGACCGCAGCGGAAAGCAGTGACATCTTCGCTGTTGCGGAAGATCAGGATAAGAAAAACGCCGCAATCGACTATGCGGCATTTGTGATGCAGCTCGCAAGACCGCTCGTTCACGATGACAAAACCTACACGGAGCTGACCTTCAACTTTGAAGGGCTCAGCGGAAATGACTCCCTTGCGATTGAGCGGGAGCTGCAGATGCTCGGGCATACGGTGATCGTTGCGAACTTTGACAGCGAGTATCTTATCCGCGTTTGCGTCAAGGCGTGTACTGAGAATCTTGGTCTTGACGCGCTGGGTAAGCTCAGCATCCGCGATTTCAACCGTCTGCGGAACACCGTAAGAGGTTTTTTATCGCGCAAGGAGTGATCGTCGGCGATGGCGGCGCATGGCTCCGCAGGCAGTGCCTCGTCATGGCGCGGACATACAACACTCCGGTAGATTTCTGGCTATCTCTCCGGCTCGGCGATCTTGCACAGTGGGTGAAGTCCTCCAACGCAATTATCGCTGAGGAAATGGAGAATCGAAAACGCAAATGAAAGTGAGGCGGAGATATGGCATCGCGAAAAGAATATGAAATGCTATTTGCGCTCGAAGCGCAGCTTGGCCGAGAGTTCCGTTCTACCTTTGCAAAGGCACGCGGAGAGCTTGGCGACACGGCAGATAGCGCGGAATCTTTTGGCAGCCGTGCAACGCAGGCCGTAGACGCAGTTTCAGGTGTTCTTGCCGCAGCCGGTATCGCCGCCCTGCTTAAAGAAATAAAACAAGGCTTCGACGAATGCGCACAGGCGTCGATGGACTTTGAATCAGCAATGACAGGTGTCGCAAAAACGACAGATCTGACGGACGAAGAACTGGCAGATATGTCGGATGCGATCAAAGCCATGTCCACCGAGATCCCGGCTACCACGACCGATATTGCCGCTGTTGCAGAAGCCGCTGGACAGCTTGGCATTCAGAAAGACGCGCTGCTCGACTTCACGCGCGTTATGACAATGCTCGGCACGGCAACAAATATGACCGCCGAGGACGCAGCAACAGCCCTCGCGCGGTTCGCAAACATCACGGGCATGTCCGCCGACAACTATGACCGGCTCGGCGCCGTGATTGTCGATCTCGGCAACAACTTTGCAACGACCGAATCTGAGATCACGCAGATGGGTACGCGCCTTGCCTCCGGCGGCAGGCTGGCAGGATTGACAGAGCCGCAGATCATGGCGCTTGCCGCGGCGATGTCCTCCGTCGGTATTGAGGCAGAAGCCGGCGGCACAGCCATGACGCAGACGCTCAACGCCATCGAAAAGGCTGTTGCAAACGGCGAAGATGCGCTGCAGGGCTTTGCAGACGTCGCGGGAATGTCTGCGGATGAGTTCGCGCAAACGTGGAGCACGGACGCGCTGGACGCTCTGACAGCGTTCATCCGCGGGCTTGGGACGCTGGATGAACGGGGCGAAAGTGCCGTTCTGGTTCTGGAAGACCTCGGCTTGAAAGGCATCCGTCAGGGCAATATGCTCAAATCCCTTGCATTGGCCGCAGACCAGATGGACAGCGCCGTACAGACAGCAAATACCGCGTGGGATGAAAATATTGCTCTGACGAACGAAGCCAACAAGCGATATGCCACCACGCAGTCCAAGCTGGATATGATGCAGAACGCCTACAATAACCTCAAGGTTGCCGTAGGCGATGCGTTTGCTCCGGCGCTGCGTGATGTCTACGACGCCGGAACGGACGTGCTGAACGTCCTCGGCGCGTTTGTGCAGGAGAATCCGGCGCTCGTCAAGGGCGTCGCAACATTCACAGGCGTAGTCGGCGGTGCAACGGTGGCACTGACCGCATACGCGGCAATTTCCAAGGTGATCAAGGCGCTTGATATGGCGACGCTGTTTGCCGGACCTGCCGGCGCGATCATGCTGGGTGTGACGGCGGTTGCGGCGCTCGCCGCCGGAATTGTCGCGCTCAGCGAAGCGTCCAGGAACGATGGCGTTCCATCCGTTCGCGAACTGACGGAGGCTGCACGGGAGCTTGACAGCGCCATGAATGACGCCAAAGCCGCCTGCAGCGACACAGTCACAACGACCGAAGCCTCTGCAAATGTAGCAAGCAACTACATTGACCGCCTCGATGAGCTGAACGCTCTGAGCGAACTGAGCGCGGAGCAGCAGCGCGAATACCACGGCATTCTCGTGATGCTGACACAGACCGTGCCGGAGCTGGCGAATTTCATTGACCTTGAAACCGACACGATCAACGGCGGTACGGAAGCCCTGCGAGCCAATACGCAGGCGTGGAAAGATAACGCCATCGCACAGGCGTATCAGGAGCAGCTTACCGAGATTTACAGTAAGAATGCCGACGTCCTGATTGAAGCTGAGAAAAACAAGATCGGACTGCGGGACGCCGAGGGCAAGCTGGCTGTTGCGCAAAAGGCGCAGAACGATGAGTTTGAACGTCAGAACCGGCTTTATCAGGAAGCCAATCAGAAAGTTCAGGACTACTTTGAAGAAACCGGTCTTGTCACAGACGCCAGCATGTGGCTTGGTGAAACGACCGATGAGCTGAACAGAAAGCTAGAGCAGAACGCGCAAGCGGTATTTGCTGCACAGGACGAGGTCGGCGCTTACCAGAAAGCCATCGAAAAGGACAATGAGGCGCTGGAGGCAGCGCAGGATGAGATTGCGCTCGCCGAGGAGGCGGTTCAGAATCTGACCTCTGCAACCGAAGACGCCACCTCTGCGACCGATGATGCCAGCCGCGGCTACGGCGAACTGAGCGCCGAGATCAGCAGCGCCATGGAGCGCGTTGAAGCGATCACGCAGGCGTATAATGACGCCTATGATTCTGCGCAGGAGAGCATTCGTGGGCAGTATTCGCTTTGGCAGGAGGCGGACAGCATCATCGCAACCTCCGCGTCCAGCATTAACACCAACCTTCAAGGACAGATCACGCATTGGCAGACGTACAACGAAAACCTTGCAAGTCTGCGGGAAAGAACCGGTGACATTGAGGGTCTGAGCGACCTGATTGGCTCCTTTGCCGATGGCAGCGCAGACAGCGTCAACGCGATTGCCGGCATGGCTGCTGCCAGCGACGAAGATCTGACGGCGATGGTTGCGAACTGGAAGAAGCTGCGCGAAGAACAGGATAAAGCCGCAGAGGATATTGCGGACTTCCGCACCGGCTTCTCCGAGTTCATGAACGCGATCAGCGCAGACCTTGAAAACGCCGTTGACGGCATGGACTACGGCACCGAAGCTGCAGCAGCTGGACGCGCTACAATTCAGGGCTTTATTGATGGCGCGACGGGAATGCTCCCGACGGTGCAGCAGGCGTACTCCCAGCTTGGAAGCGCCGCGCTTGCCGCCCTCAACCGAAACGGCTATTACAATGGCAGTTTCCCAAACCGCCGCATGAGTGGGTTCTCCCGATATGCCAGCGGCACGACCTCTGCAGAAGCCGGTCTTGCCCTTGTCGGTGAAGAAGGTCCTGAGTTCGTCATGATGCACGGCGGCGAAGCTGTTCTCAATGCAGCCGATACGCACAGCGCCATTGAAGCTATGACCGCTACCTCCGACAGTGCCGTTCCCGTGCAGGTGAACATCGCTGTCGAGGGGGACGTCAACGACGGCGTGATGGACAGGCTGGAGAGCTACGGCGAGGAATTTGCCGAGCATGTGCGCGCTGTGATCCGCGAAGACAACATCAACGCGCAGCGGGGGGCATACCGATGAGCAAAATCTACACGACCGTACAGGGCGATATGTGGGACATGATCGCCTATAAGGAAATGGGCAGCGTGGACCATACGGACGATCTGATGAACGCCAATAGCTCGCTGCTTGGGTATTTCTCTTTCCCGTCAGGCATTGTGCTGACAATCCCTGATGTGCAGGAAACCGGCGCGTCTACGCTGCCGCCTTGGAAGCAGGTGCGGAAATGAGCAGCCGGAATCTTGCCAGACGCACAAAAGCCGAGGTTTCTTTCGGCGGCGTCAATATCACAAAATCCATCCAGCCATATCTTCTGTCCATCACATACACAGACAACGAAGAGGACGAAACGGACGATCTGCAGATCAAAATTCAGGACCGCGACGATCTGTGGCTCATGCACTGGCTGGATGAGATTTCCGAGAATCTTTCATGGGCATCGTCATCCGGTGGGAGCGGGAGCGGCGATGCTGTTGTCAGCGAGGCAAACAAGTACCTCGGCACGCCGTATGTTTGGGGCGGCAGTGGTCCGAGCGGCTTTGACTGCTCCGGGCTTGTTTACTACGCGCTCAACGAAGCCGGAATCAGCGTTCCCAGAACAACGGCGCAGGGGTACAAGGACATGGCGGCGCCGGTCAATGAAGCCACGGCGAAGCCCGGCGACCTCATCTTCTTCGGAACGCAAGGCGTTGTCGATCATGTTGGCATCTACATGGGAAACGGGCAGATGATCAATGCGACCGGCGCGCGCGTACAGATCACAGACATCAACACCCGCAGAGCCGGAATCATCAGCTGGGGCAGGATCGGCGGCTCGTCGCAGGGCGGCTCCGCTTCCTCCACGCAGGCAGCCGCGCAAAGCGGCGGCTCAAGCTCGGCTGCTTCCTCTGGCGAGCAGGGTGCGTCCTCCGATGGCAGCGGCGCGGAGCAGCGGCTTGCCATGGACGTTGTGTTTGTACGCGAGAATTGGAACAGCGACGGCTCTGACGCGGTGCTGCCGTGCGGAGAATTTGAACTCGATCACATTTCCTGCAGCGGACCGCCGAACACGGTCTGCATCAAAGGTTCCTCGATTCCATTTTCCTCGCAGCTCCGCCAGACCTGCAAGAGCAAAGCATGGGAAAGCTATACGCTCTCCGGCATCGCAAATGAGATCGCCGGAAACGGCGGCATGACGTGCATGTATGAATCAGACAGCGACCCGTATTATGAGCGCGTCGAGCAGATTGACATGAGTGACATTGAATTTTTGTCGCAGCTCTGCCACGATGCGGGGATTTCTCTCAAGGCAACAAATCAGATCCTCGTGCTGTTCGATCAGCGCAAATACGAAGCGTTGCCGGAGGTCATTACCATCAAACGCTACGACCGCAGCTACAAGACCTATCAGCTCGAAACCAGCGCAGCCGATGTGCAGTATGCGTCGTGCCGGGTGTCCTACGTCAACCCGGAAACAGGTCAGTGCATCGAGGGCATCGCCAAAATTGAGGGATACACCGAGGACCCGAACAACCAGCAGCTAGAGCTTACCGCCAAGGTGGAAACAGCGGAAGAAGCAAAGGCGCTGGCAGAAAAGAATCTCCGGCTGCACAACAAGTTCTGCCGTCAGGCACGGTTTCTGCTGCCGGGAGATACAAACCTTGTCGCAGGCGTCAATGTCATGCTGAAAGGCTGGGGCGGCTACGACGGGAAGTACATCATCAAGCAGGCTGTCCACAAGCTGGATGGCAGCGGCTACACAACGCAGATCTCTTTGCGCATGGTATTGGAGGGATATTGATGGATGCTGAAAAAGTGCTCAAGCGGCTTGTTCGCATCGGGACAGTGACGGACATCGACAATGCCAAGCGAAAGGCGCGTGTGAAGTTTCAGGACTGCAATATGACGTCCGGCTGGCTCTATGTGCTGGATACGCACCCGCACATTCCAGCATACGACCCTGCGCCACAAAAGACGCAAGTGCAAGAGGGGCATCAGCACGATCTGACGATCAAGCCTTGGATGCCGCTGGTCAACGATACGGTTCTTACGCTCTATCTGCCTGTGTTCAACGGAGACGGCTTCGTGCTGGGAGGTATCGGATGATTGTAGGAGCATTGGGAGGCATTGTCTTTTCGGTATCGTCACGCACGGTAAAAACGATCAGCAATCTCGTATGGTCCGGCTCTGCGCGATACGCTACGCACGATCTTCACGCCGGCAACAGTATATCGGAATACACGGGAACGAACCTTGCGAAGATTACCTTTGACATTCAGCTTTTGTCCTCGCTCGGCGTCGATCCGATGTCCGAGATCTGGCGGCTGTTTGATCTGGAGCGGCAAGGCGCGACGCTGCCGCTTACAATCGGCAATCACGGATACGGGCGCTACCGCTGGACGATCCTGAATCACAAGGTCAAGGCAGAGCACTTTGACGGGCACGGGAACATCATCGGCGCGACGCTGAGCATTTCCCTGCAAGAATACTTACGATGAGAGGCGCGCTATGGGATACAAGATCACTATGTCGGAGATCGGACCGATCAGCCTGAACGAAACCGACACCGTAAAATCCATTCTGCAGAACGTGTCCATCATCCTGCGGACGATCAAGGGCTCCTGCCCGATGTATCGCGGTTTTGGCGTTGACGCAACCTTGATCGACCGCCCGATTCCGGCGGCTAAGGTACTGCTGTTTTCGCAGATTCGTGAAGCGATCGAAGAATATGAGCCGCGCGTCCGCGTCAAAAGCGTTGACTTCGATACACGATCAGAGATGCAGGGCGCGTTGATTACGATTGTGGAGGTGGAAATCGTCAATGAGCCGTAACACAGAATTTCAGTTTGTTTCGACAGACGCTGCGGAGATCACCAATTTTCTGATTTCCGTCTATGAAAATCTCACTGGCATAAGCGTCAGACCCGCCAGCCCCGAAAAGCTGTTTGCGCAGTGGGTAGCCAGCGTCATTATTCAAGAGCGCGTCTACAACAACTACACGGCAAATCAGAACATTCCAAGCCGTGCTGATGGCAAGAACCTTGACGCGTTGGCGGAGCTTTATTATTTGCAGAAGCGGCCGCAGGCGAAGCCCGCCTACTGCACGGAACGCTTCACAATCTCCGAGGCGCAGACGTTTGCCGTCCTCGTTCCAAAGGGAACGCGCGTCACCGATGCGAGCAATACCCTGATCTGGGAAACCGTTGCCGACGCCTATATCAGCGCAGGCGAAACCTATGTTGATACCGCGATTCGGTGCCAGACAGACGGCACAATCGGCAACGGCTACGCGCTCGGGCAGCTCAATGTGATCGTTGATGTGTTCGACTACTACACGTCCTGCACCAATATCACGACTTCCGACGACGGCTCGGAGATCGCCAGCGACGAAGAAT